TACTGAAAAATCTGTAGCTGATTTTTTAACCTTACACTTGGTGCATATTTGTTTTTTTAGTCCATCCATTTCCCATGTTTTCTTAAATGCCAAAATCTATGTTTTAAAACTTCAATTATTAATTCAAAAAAAGAATTGGTTTCATAATAACCTTCGTTTACAATTAACTTAAATTTTTTTTTCATTATTCTGGTTTTTCTGCTTCTAAAATTGCTCTACCTGCATCTGTAATTGGTCTTGCAAATAATCTTACTTTTTTACCTGTTGTTGGATCTTGAAACATTACACCACCATCCATTACTGGGGTGATTTTTATTTCCATAAATCCGTCCGAATTTTCTGCTGCTGCAATTACATGAATTTCATCATTATCAAACTGCATACAAAAGTCAAATTGTTCCATATTGTTTGTTTTATTTTTCTTCTATATCTATAATCTTAACATCTTGTCCATCCAACATTGCGTCTAATGTATTTTCTATAATTTCTCTTTGCTCTGGCGTTATTAATCCAACCTTTTCGATGATAGCTGGAACGGCAAATACATCGCTCGCTATTTCTTTCTTTATGCCGTCCCTAACTTCATCGGTGATATATGGATGGGTTATAATATCGGAAAATATAAAATCAATTCGCTTACTATATCCTTTAAATAAATGATAACCTTTAGTATTAGGGTATTGTCTGCAAAAATCATCAAATTGTTCTTGCGCCATCTTTAAATTTTGTATGGCATTAATTATATTAGCCCCTCTTTGCACTACTTGTTAAAATTTAAATGCGTTAATTCAATTTCGTGTAAAAATTCTCTTGCCTTTTCTACTCTGTTTTGAATTCTTACAATATCATCTTCGTTTCTTTCTACCGTAAATACTAAAACTCTTTCTGCTATATCAATATCATCAAAAGTCATGTTGAATTCTAGTTTATTTGCTTCCTTTACATACTCTGGGCTTTCTTCTGATATAACATCCATCCTATTTAATAAATATCTTTTCTCTTGCTCAACTATACCAAATGGAGTGTTAGATAAACAATATGCAATATGCCCTTTTGTTGCTCCAGTAAGCCACATATAAGACATTAATTGCCAATAGTATAAACTATCTAACTTATCTGGGAGGTTGCCTAAAAAAGTCCATAAATCATAGCTTGATTTTATATCAACAACTTTGCCGCTATCTAAAATATCTGGATGTCCAGTAATAAAACCATTGGTATATCTATCTTGGTTCTTAGAATAACTGGTTCCCCAATACTTGTTAAGTAATTCAATAGATTGATCTTCTACTTCAATACCTTTTTTCATTTGTTTTGTTTGTATATCGCGTTTGCGACCATACTTCTCAGCAATGTAAACATCTAGCAAATGTCTTTGTGCAGTTTTAGAAAGCATACCAGCTTCTTTATCTGCTTTTGATTGTGGATCTGTCATTAAATAACCAACAGAACTTGCCCTAATAAGGGTTTCAGAAAAATTAATCATTATTTTTTAGTTTTAAAGGTGGCAATTTTAAGATCATAATAACTTTTAAGCACTGGGTTCTTTTGGCACATCAAATAAACCTCTCTTAATTCTCCTTCAGTCTTGCAAGAGTCAATAAAAGCCATAGTGTTATCTACTTCTTGTTCTGGTGATACTACTATTTCTGGTTCTTGAATAACTTCTTTGAAGTTTTCTTTGTGGTATTCCTCTACTAGTGCTTTTGCTGTGTCTAATGCTTGTTTAGCATCTTCTCCAGCGTTTAAAACTATCTCAACTCCTATTTTTTCAGAAGAATAGTTTCCTAAATTAAATGTCTTTTGGTAATTAATAGTTTGAATATGCATATTATAATCTTCTAGTTACTGTAGTTACGTTATTTATTACTTTAATCTTAAAAATTTTATCTTGATGCTCTTGCTTTTTCTTTAAAAATGAAATCATTACTGCTACTGAAGAATAAGGATTATCTAATCTTATCGTTTCTCCAATTTTAAGGCTTGCCACCTTGCTAGATACTGAATCTGGACTTACTAATCTTGCCATTTTTATTTATTTGTTTACCAAAATTAAATTAATTTATTTAATTAAAAAAATAAATTTTATTAAAAACATAAAAATTATTAATTTTATTTTAAGCATAGTAAGGTTTAAGCAATTAATCGCCGCTACGTTTCTACGTTGGCGGCCTTTTTGTATAAAAAAACCCCTATAAGAATATAGGGGTATCGTTTTAACTAACTAAAAAACTAAAAAACTGATTACCTCTGTAAAAATACTAATTTTTATTTATAAATTTCTTTTTTACTAGGTTTAGCTTTGACCTGTATTCAATGATCAAAGATTTAAGCTCATCTTTAGTTGGTTTAGTTACTTGTCTTGCGGTTTCTTGAAGATATTCTACCAATCCGCTATTTTCTGTATGTAATCTATTTTCATATTCTTCTAAGTTCCCAAATTGGTAACAATTACATTCCATACATTGGGGTCTGCAATTTTGTTCCATCCATCTTGTACCTAAATTTGATCTTGGTATAAAATGGCCACACTGGCTTTCTGGTATTGTCATCTTTTCATCACAAGTATAACATAATACAACGCCATGTTTATCTGCGTTCTTATTTCTAATATACTGGCTAAATATTCTATCAAGGTCAGATACTAAATACTGAAAACTTTCTCCATCTTCTTCAAATTCTTCCATACGTTTTTGTGTACTATGTATTGTTGCGCATTGCTTGCACATTTTATTTGAAAAGTGGTAATCAATCTTGCCACAATTAGCGCACTTCTTCTTTTTTACTATTATTGTCGAGTTTCTCATCTTCTTTTAATTTATGCAGTTTACCATCTATAAATTTATACTTACCAATATACTTCCCTTCTTTAGTTACTTCAATCACCATATCCAACCTCTTAGCCATTTCATAAACCAATTCAGCGTTATCCATAATCAAAATTAAATTAAAAATATTAATACACAAAAATTATTTAAAAAAATCTTAAAAATATTTGGAAGTTTGTTTTTAATTCTTAATTTTGGCTAAAAATATATTTATATGGAAGAAATTAAGGCCAAATTGCATGAAAGAATTAAAGATGCATTAGATGGCAGAACCCAACGCTGGCTTTCATTAAACGCCAAAATACCAGAATCAGAATTATCTCGCAAAATGCAAGGTAAACTTGTATTTACAGATGCCGAGATTAATAGAATTAATGAAGCTTTGAAAACCGATTTTATTAACGATTAAAATTAATTTATGTCAACACAGCTTAAAATAGAAGTTGATTGCCCAAATTCTTATGGCAGTAAAATTGAAATATGCGTACACGCTGATAATGCAATTTATTTAGCCACTATTGAGGAAGATGTAGAAAATCATTTTTATTTAGAATTAAGTAAAAAGGATTGGGAAAAAGTTAAAGAATTTATAGATTCTCAGTTAAACAAAATAGATTAATTATTAATTAATTACAATGTCATTTATAAAAATAGATAGGGATATTTTATCTAGCTATTGCTTTGCTAATGCTAATCATTTGAAAATTTGGTTATGGCTTTTAGTTAAGGCTAATTACAAAAAGGCTTTTGTGCCTTTAAAGATTGGCATTGGTTATACTACAGTTGAAGTAAATAGAGGTCAGTTGTTATTTGGGAGGCATAAGGCTGAAGAAGAATTAGGCATAGATGGATCGTTGATTTATAGAGTACTTAATAAATTTGAAGAATTAGGTCAAATAAATATAGTATCGAACAACCAATATTCAATCATAACTATCTGTAAATATGATACTTATCAATCTTATGACAAAGATGATGAACAACCACTGAACAACCAACGAACAAGTAATGAACAACCAATGAACAACAGGCGAACAACAGATGAACAACAGATGAACACATATAAAGAAGAATTAGAAGAAATAGAAGAAAAAAGAATAAATATAGATTTTGATGTTTTTTGGGAATTGTATGATAAGAAAAAAGGCGAAAGAAGTAAACTTATTTCCAAGTGGTCAAAATTGTCTGATCAGGAAAGAGAATTGATTATGGATTATATTCCTAAATATAAAATAGCCCAACCAGATAAAAAGTTCAGAAAAGATCCTCAGACCTTTTTAAACAACAAATCATGGCTTGATGAGATAATACCATCAAAAAACGCAGAAAGTGGCTACAATGGGCTAAAAACAGCGCAGAAAAGCGATTATCAGCTAGAGTATGAAAGACAAAAAGAACTATATAGAAATAAATCCTACGAAATATGATTACAATTTTTAAGAACATTTATTCTAAAGAACCCAATTATAGAACCGTTGAATATTGCTTAGATAGGATAAAAAACGGAGTTAGTAAAGCTGCTGTAGAAGAAATAAGAAACACAATAGACAAAGACAAGGCCGATAACCTAAAAAAGAATTTGCCATCCGTTTGTTTTAGTGGTAAATTCGGTGCAAATAGGCAAGATGTTGACCTTATTGAGCATAGTGGATTTATTGTACTAGATTTTGATAATGTTTACGAGCTTAGAGATAGGCAAACCGAAATTATATCCCAACCATTTGTTTATGCTTGTTGGGTTAGCCCTTCTGGGAATGGATTAAAAGCTTTGGTTAAAATTGCAGATGGTTCAAAACATAGAGAGCATTTCCAAGCATTGCAAGAGGTTTTTGGTAATTTAGATAGAAGTGGTATTAACCCCAGTCGTGTTTGTTATGAAAGTTATGATCCTGAAATTTACATAAACGAAAAAGCTGAGGTTTTCAAAAAGGTTAAGAAAATTGAAAAAGTTGTTACCTACGAAAGAACGGCAGACGACCAAAAGATTTTCAAGAACATTTTGACTTGGCTTTCCAATAAGAACGAGGCTTTTGTTACTGGGGAAAGGAATAACTTTATTTTTAAACTTGCTTCAGCTTGCTGCCGATTTGGAATACACGAGATTACTGCAAATGGCATGATCCATAATGAGTTTATTAGTAATTCAGAGTTTACCAAAAGAGAAGCAGATAAAGCGATTGCATCAGCATATCGTGCGAACGCATCAAGATTTGGTAGTGCAAATTTTGATAAAGAGCAATTGGTAGATAAAGTTACAAGAAAAGAAGTTGAGGTTGAAAAGGCTGTATTTGATGAAGGGATTAAGTTAAAAGATGTTATTTATGGAATTGATGTAAAGGAGCAGGCGTTAAGCATTTATGATAATGGTTATGCTCAAGTAGATGGTATAAACATACCGGATATTGATGAAAGATTTAAGCCAAAAAGAGGCGAGATTACAGTTCTTACAGGTATTGGTAACTACGGAAAGTCATCATTTAAGAAGTGGTATCAAGCAATGAGGATTTTATTGTACGGAGAAAAGTTTGCAACATTTTCACCAGAGGATAACCCACCAGAAGAATACTATCACGATTTTGTAGAAATTATTTTAGGTTGCGATTGCAGTCCTAATAATCCACACAGACCTTCAAGACAAGTTTATGAGCAAGTGTATGATATGGTTTGTAAGCATATATTTTATGTTTACCCAAAGGATGTTTCGCCAACTCCGCAATATATTATGGAAGTATTTTTGGAGTTAATCATTAAAGAAAATGTAGATGGAGTGGATATTGATCCATTTAACCAGTTAACAAATGAATACCAAAAGTTTTCAAGAAGTGATAAGTATTTAGAGTGGGTATTATCGGTATTCTCAAGATTTGCTCAAGTGAATAATGTTTTCTTTTGGATTATAGCTCACCCAATTAAGATGGCTAAAGCTGGAGATGGAAACTATCCTTGCCCAGATGTATTTGATTTGACTGATGGAGCAATGTGGAATAACAAGATGGATAATATTTTGGTTTATCATAGACCATTTGCTCAAACAGATCCGCAGAACCCCACTTGCGAATTCCATAGTAAGAAAATTAGAAGGCAGAAGATTGTAGGTAAAAAAGGTTTTACGGTATTTGAGATGGTTTTTAAAACAAGGAGATTTTTCTTTACTGGTATTGATTCTTTGCAGCTTTTATTAAACCAAAAGAATATAGATTTTAAACCAAAACAACCTACTCAACAAACATTAGAACAAGATGGCTGGATGCCATTTTCAGAAGAAAATATTTTTTAATTATAAACAAAAAAAGATGATCAAATTACAATTAATCGGACACTTAGGACAAGATGCTACGGTAAATGATGTAAACGGTAGAAAAGTTATTAATTTTTCGGTGGCACATTCTGAAAAGTACAAAAACAAAGAAGGAGCTGAAGTAAACAGAACAACTTGGGCTTCATGCGCTTATTGGACTGATAAAGTTAATCTAGCTTTGTATTTAAAAAAGGGTACTCAAGTTTATGTTGATGGATACCCGGAGGCTAAAACATACAGAA